GATAACCTCACTAATTATCAGTTATTCTATGATGGGAAGCTGAATCCCTCAAGGAAGGTAGAATGTGCGGCTGTGACTTCAGGGAGGTCTCTAGAACAGCAATGGGCGATAGAAGCCGAGAAAAGTTTGGCGATGGCTGGGATCAGGCCACTATCTTTCAGGGATTTGCATGAAAATTGGTTTATCGGTCGTGCTCTGTCTCTCCAAGATGGGGTGTATGATGCACGTGGAAAAGATTTTAATTTACAACTCGCTTATGAGGGAGCATCTACAACTGACCCTAACACTAATAAAGCACCGACTCGTAATAAATTATGGTGTAACTACTGCGCCCATATTAGGAGAATGGTAGTCAGGGGTAATCAGATAAGTCTGGAAGTTTAATTAAATTTTTATAATTATTTTTTTTATATTGGATTCATTTATAAAATGAGTAACCATAATCTGGAAATCACGCCGAGTAATGTTCTTTCTAATGGGAAGATATCATTTCGTAATGGTAATCCCATAATAAGTTTTATTATTGGGGAACAAGACAAATTATTAATAGGTAGATCTGTTCGTCTTGCTGGTAAATTTAGATTAAAAATGAATGAGACTGGTACATATGAGGACAGAGCAAAGGCAAATGATCTCGCACAGGCGGCGGCTAAACTCGGTGTCTACGGAGCGATAGATCAGCTAGTCATTAAAAGTCAGCAGTCCCATCAGGTCATAGAACATATTAAATATTATAATCGTTTTATGGCTTCTTACCTACCGCAATCAGTATCTACTTGTGACCAGACCTCTCACCTATCAGAGTCTGCCCTTGTTATGCCGAATGCTAATCTGTTTAAACAATCTGTATTAGATAATCCTACGCAAACTCAGTCTCCTAATAGTTTCTGTGTCCCCTTATCTTGTGGTCTATTAAACGGAACTGCGAATATCCCTCTGTCGTCTAACTGGGGTCTCAAGGGTTTACTCATAGAAATCCACCTTGCTCCTGATACGAACTTTATCTTCGCTGGGGTTCAGCAGGGTCCTTTAGCACAAGCCGAAGGGTCTACATCAACTCTTGTTGATAGTTTTTATGAATTAAGCGATGTTAAACTAGTCTGTGAAACGATTGATCCTACCCCTGAACAACTAAGAGCATTCCCTACTAGCGGAGGCACATTTGAGTATAATAGTATCTCTACTTACTTCACAAGCATTAACTCAAGTAATGCGATTATTAATTTTAATCTTGGTCTCAAGAGAGTCATGGGTGTATTTATGAACTTTATTCCATCTGCTCGTATTAATAGTTACGCTCACGATGGTTTAGCCACTATTCCATTCTTTAATAGTGATGATAATACTAATGCACAGATTAAGAAGGTATCTTTCCTACGTGGAGGCACTAAGTTCCCTCTAGAATATGATATAGATTATCTTGGTAAAGATGGATTAGAATATAAAGAAGCAGACGCTCAGGTTATCAGAAACTTTATTAATTCTGTATCTGCTTATGCTAAGAATGAACGATTAATGATTAATGAAAAGAATACCTTTGAGCTGACGAATATTCCTCTCTCTGTAAAATCTGCCTTTGATAATGTCTATGTCGTAGATGGCGGACAGAATATGGGTGTAGGAGTTGCTTATGATGTAATTAGTGATCAGGGTGTAGACTTCTCTACTCAGGCATTCGGCGCTCAACTCACCTTAGATTTAGTCTCTAATACCCCTCATGGCGTGTTTCTCTTCGCTCACAACAAACAGACTATCGCTTACAACTCCTCAGGATTACAAGTGATGGTTTAAAATAAGATATCTTTTTATTGATTAATATAAATGATAAAGATGTTAGAATGCTTTGCAGGGACTGGGTCGGCAGGTAAAGTAGCAAAAGAACTAGGTTGGGAGGTCTTAAGTATTGATATAGATGGAAGAGCAGATATTAATATGGATATATTAGAATGGGATTATAAGAAATATCCTGTAGGTTATTTTGATGTGATATGGTGTAGTCCTCCTTGTGCAACATACTCACATTTACAATATAGCTGGATAGGTAGAGAAAGAAAAGGTGAAATGGTAACAAGAGAAACAATAGAAAGAAGAATGACTGAAATAGGTGACCCTCTTGCTAAAAAAAGTTTAGAGATTATTGATTATTTTAAACCTTATTTATGGTATATAGAGAATCCTAACTCATCGAGATTAAAAGACAGACCTTTCATGCAGGGATTACCTTATTATGTAGTTGATTATTGTATGTATAGTGACTGGGGTTATAAAAAAAGAACTCGTATATGGACTAATAAAAAAGACTGGAATGCTCTTACTTGTGATGGGAGTGGATCATGTGGTAATATGATTAATAAATTACATCAACAAAACTTAGGTAATTCATATAGAAATAATAAAGCAAAGAGATTTAGAGCCCAGCATAAAACAGATGTATCTTATCAAGGAGGTTCAGGTAGCTTATCTCTAGATATGAGATATAGAATACCTCCTGATTTAATATTTAGTTTATTTACTGAATAAATGCCTAAACCAAAGGTGGCTTCGCCTAAATTAACCCCAGAGTAAAAATAATGTTTTTTTTTATATTTTTTTTATATTAGTCATATTTATAAAATGGATATGAGTTCTACCCCTGATATGGTACAAGATGTCGTAAAAACTGCTCCGTCTGTAAGTGCTGGTCAGATACCAGACCTATTAAAGATTGGTTCTATTCAGAGTAACGTACAGATGTCAGTAGACACCGACGTTCTGGACCCAATTGTGCAGAATGGTAAATTTATACGCTATGTTTTACAAAATAAGGGAATTTTGCATTCACACTCTAAGCTTCAGTTTGGTTTAAGTTCTCCATCAGAGGCTGGTTGGTTACCTCTCAATATTGGGATTGGTGGTCTTATCCAGAGAGCAACTCTCCGTATCGGTAATCAGACAATTTCAGAGGTAGATGACTGGGCTAATTTCCAGCATTACAAGTCTCAGTTTATGAGTAGTGAAGCGATGCGTGAGCGTCTACCCTATCTAACTGGTCAGATGATGTCTAAGAAAGTAGCGATGAATATTGAGGGAGACCAATGGTCTTCTAGCGACCCTCCTACTGCGATTAGTAATACTCATGGTGGTGGTAGTTCAGGCGGTAAAGATGGGGCTGCTCCTACATCTCAGTCTCACGGACTAGTGATTGATAGCGGTAGAAGTTTTTACTCTCCACCAGGTTCTTATCAAGCTCAGCAACCATCTACTGAGATGCCTTCTTATATGGATACATACAAGTCTGCTACTGATGGAGAATATACTGATACTCCTACATGGCAGATCGCTCTAAGTGATCTCTTCCCTTTCCTCAAGACGAATCAGCTTCCGTTATATATGATGAAAGAACAGATCACTTTAGAATTAGTATTAACTGACGCTGCATCAGGTGGTCGTGGTTGGGTTCTGAGTGGAGGCACAGCATCAACTTCTTTCTCCCTAGATACGACTAAAACTAAAATGTTTGCTGACTATCAATATTATCCTCAAGAAATGATGGTTTCGTATGCGAATGCTAACTCTCAGTTACAATTTTCTTACACGGATTACAGATTATCTAAATTATCATTTAATCATGATGATACATCACAACAGATTAGAAATCTTGGTGGAGCAGGTAGGATTATCACTAAAGTCATGTTCGCTTGGACTGATAATGATCCTACGGCTGCTACCTCTCCACTTATTGTATGGAACGCAACTGCTCCTGCTCGTGAAGGCACGAATGTAAATGCTCTCCCACCAGTAGCTCAAGACGCCGCTGAAGCCTCTGATAATAAAATGGGATCTTCAGTTATTAATCTTAAATATAATAATGCTTTCCTATTCCCTATTGATGTAGACAATACTGCTCGTCAGTTCCACAATATCGTTCAGGCAGAAGGTCTTGTCCCCTATGTATCACGTGAAGAATATGCTAGAGAAGGTCTATCTCTATCTAAGAGAACTCTTGCTCCTCCAGTTGCTACTGGTGTTGGAGGATATGCTCTTGATTCCGCATTATCAGGATCGGCATTCTGGCATTCACTTCGCCTCAACAGATCCGAAAGGGTTAATAGCCGAGGTCTTGAGTTATACTGGACTCTTAATAAACTCCCTACTACGACTGCTGCTTACACTATGAGAGCATACCTAGAGACTATTAAATTCGTTTCACTTAAAGATGGTTTTGTCTCCTCGTTCTTAGCGTAAGTTATCTTTTTATAAATATTATATTTTACATTTGTATATGGAAGGCTATACAAATACTATACTGATTGATACTTCTAGGAGGCAGTCAGAAGAATTTAAGAGTGGTAATCTATCCTCTAATAATAGTGATTATACCTGCAAAATAGGAGCAGGAGTTAAGTTAGAGCAGGGAGATAAAGTATCAGTTAATGCTGGTTATTTATCTCGTAGAGGTGCTGGTTCTGATACAATAGAATTAACTGGTAGAGAAACTGGAAAGACAATATCATTAAAAAAACTTACAAAAAATAATCATCAGAAGATGATAAGACCTCATACCTATAACGGATTAAATATACCCTCCTCTAACTACGGACAGGTAGCAGAGGTATTTGGTTGTCAGGTGTATGAAGAAACAACACAAGAATATCCTATTAAAGATAATGAAGTTCATTTTAATATATCTTATTATAAGACTACAAATGGTGAAGGGTACTTTCATCTCCCTAGAAGATTTGACGCACAAAAAACTCAGTTTCACGATGATACTGATGTGGGTCCTACATATAAAAATCAATGGATAGGACTCTGGCATCCTTCATTTAATAAGGAAACCGAGTGTGCTTATGCATATAATTGGGCTGATGGAAACACAATTGACCCTGATTTTTTATCAGTAAGACCTCCTTTTGATTGCTATAGAATGGGTATGAGTTATGGAGGATATTATCCTACTGGTTATAATGTCGTTAATCCTGGTGCTGGAAATTTCGGACTCATGTTAGCATACAATCATATATATCGTAGATGTCCTGATGATATGTATTTTTATCAGACAGGACAATCTCAATTTATATATGGTCCTAACGCAGGAGGAGGAACAGGAGCAGGAGAAAAACCAGGTACTTTTCCCCCTGACAAAGTCCCTATAAATGGAGGAGGAGCAGCAGGGACTAGAAGTGATTTATTATCTTTTGTTTGGAAGAAAAAAAATGATAACGCAAGATATACAGCATTCCAAAAAGAAGTCTCCTACTTTGCGTCAAGAGAACCTCGCCAATGGTTCATGCCTGATATACAGAATTTACAAGCAAAAAGAATAGATGCTGATTTTTCTACAGCTTTTCCTGGTTTCGTTGTATCTGATAATACATTCACTACTATCCCTAATAATTCATTATCAAGATATGATTATCAATCTGTAGATGATCAGTCAACTTTGCTAGGAACTCATTTATATTTAGAAATGAGAGACCCAGCACAAAGTGAATATGTATTATATCAAGAAACAAAAAAGTTATCTGTAGAGCCTGGTAATTATTCACCTCCTGATTTAGCAAGTTTATTAACAGACCAATTAACTAAAACAAAAGCACCTGAATATATAGTAGGAGCAGTTGCTAGTAGAGGATATCCTCGCTCGGTATCGGGGGGACAGCCAAACCCACTACAACCAGTAGGAGGTAATGATGTGACGCCTAATAGTCAGAATAATTTTACAAGTAAACAAGTTATCGTTTCTACGACTACAGAAAGCGAAACACATAAACCATTTCACGCAGCCACAAGTGTCTCTATAGAAAGAAAAGCATTTTTAGATTTTAAAACAGGTGATTCATTAATATATGGAGATCCCAGTTATCATTTTGCTCGTGAAATAACTTCTACAAATTATTTATCATCATATCAGACAATAGGTTTTAAAAGACCTGAATTATATTTAGCAGGTAAAAAAGTAATGAGTGAATTAGGATACAGACATTTAGGTCATGATGATTCGTTTTATAATACAACACAATCAATCATACTTAATTCGCCTGGTGCGACAGCCCCTATACCGCAAGGTTCAGTCGTATCTTCTCTAATAACTGCTGATAGGCAACCTGCAGGTATTATAGGGAAGACTATTAAAGCGGTTGCCGTAGGAGAGACAGAAATAGAGATAGAAAATCCTGCGGATCAACCTCAGTTTACTATTGATACTTTATCAGGTTTAACCGAAGCACAAGGAGATCGTCCTTGGTATATCTCTGATCCATCACTCTCAGGGGCTTATGTTGTTTATTTTATAGATCGGGCGCCTGGTGTCGCTAGTGTTAATAATAGACAACAAGGTTATCCTCATACTGGTAATTTTAGTAAGTATAATGAGTTTGTTTGGAATACACAGAGACCAGCAACATTTGATGGAGACACAGCACCACCTCTTCACGGAGGAAAGATATATGAAGATACAGAAGAGAGAAGACTAGCTGGTGTCGTAGGTAAAGTTCAGGGTTGGTCTTGGAAACAGATACATAATCCTTTTATTGTGACTGCAATACATAGAAATAGTAGTCCGCCAGTTAAATCAGTTACTTTATCTTACCATTGGACGAAGGAGAATTTAGATGGATTAAAAGAATTTTTTGATACTCAGGGTAAATATCCTGAACTCTTTGAGGGTATCGTATTACCGAAAAACCCACCTGATGATGTGACTGGTGAACCATATACAATTAATGATAGTATTAATGTGAATACAAATAGATTCTTACATATTAATCATAGGGATAGTAGTAGTCATACAAATGCAGGAGCTTGGAAAAACTCTTTAGGAACAGATTTTTATTATGCTGACGATATTAACCCTGGTGCTACAGGAAATGCTGAAGGTTATAATGATAGATGGGGAACAGATGTATTCTTCTTTGATTTTGATAAAGATAGAAAAGATGTAGCCTCAGGGGGTAATGATTATACAGATAAATATTACGGATTATTTATTAAAAAACAAGGAACTAATCCTTATAACAACCAAACAGAAGATTTTATCGCAATAGATACGACATTAATGGGTGGAATACCTGATTATTATTATGAAGGACATACACCAGGTGGGGCAACGCCTGGAACAGGTGGGACTATCATATCGGCGGCATGTAATAGGACTATAGGGTTTGATATGCACTTCTGTGCCTATGGTAATTCTGCTATCGGTTTATATGCTGGTTATTTATCAGGACAGATTAAAACATTAGATGCGACAAATAAAACTTCAGGTCTCTCAGCATTTATTTTTGGTGCGACCCAAAGCACAGGGTCAGCTGCTCCTGAACCCACCGATGAAACCCCTTGTTTAGGATATCCTATAGCAGCACCAGCTCAAGAGATAACTGGAGCATTCCAAGGAGCGTTGGGAACAACTTTCGGAACAGGTGATCCTACACCCTACTCTACTCAAGATCTTATAAACGGACAAAAACCAGTTCATCAATATTTAAAATATAGATATTTAGGAGCAGAAAATCCTGGTATAGTTTTTGATCCTAGTGAAAGTAAATTCTCATTCGCACAATTACATTCACCAGAAAGAGTAGGTAATATTAATAACGCAGGGTCAGGTGCTGCTTTACCAATCGCAGCTGATACAAGTAATCCAGTATATTATGTTAATAAACGATTATTATTAAGAGAATATTGCCCTGATATGTTTCCTTACTCTAAATTAACAGCGAGTGAAGTTCCACTAAATCAAGGACAATTAACAACTTATTCATCTTATTTTAATAATAATATTACACCATTCTCAATCATGGACGCAATTAGCGGTATATTCATAGAGGACTTCGGTTATTCTAATTTAACTGATGAAGATTGGAATTTATCACTCTGGGCTATGATGGGTTTTACTAGGAGTCAGTTTAATTCATCAGATCAGATTTTATCAAGACAAACAAGAATTAATAATACAATCACAACTGATAATATAGGTAAACCAACCACAAATGCGAATGTAGAACCTAGTGAATTATCACAATTAATAACTAATAAATTCGGTGCTGAGTTAAGGACAGGGCAAATTCCTGCAATTATGGGGTCTAACGACGTAGACCCTGATAAAATGGAAACTGACTTTAAATATGAGTTATCACTTCAGTTTTTACCTGGTGCGACAATCACACAGAAATCAGCTCAGATAAATGCAGAGGAACTACCTATTAAAACAAGACAACCCTATTTATTAATTAAATCAGATATTATCTCAGATACAAAGTATTTAGGTAGTAATGATTCAGGTGTATCCTTGCCTGTAATATCAGTTGTTAATAAAGATAATGCTTCTACTGACTTCTTCTTTGGTTCAGCACAACAAGAATTTACTATAACTAATCCTAAAACAATCACAAGTATTAGGACTCAGGTACTAAATCCTGATGGTTCATTATCTAAATTAGATAGTGATACAAGTGTTATATATAAAGTAGTAAAACAAAGTAAAGCATCTTTAGGAGTAGCTGAACAGATGATGCAGGAGGCACAAAAATCACAAAAGAAAAAAAAATAAGTTATCATATAATGTCTAATAAGATTAGTGAAAAGTTTGATGAGTTATTAGCAGTTAATAAAACCCCTGATGAAAAAACAAAGATACATGAAAAACAACAAGATATGATTAGATTAGTCTTACCTAAAAATTATAAAGGATTTTCGTGGTTAGTCCCTATGGCTTGGAAGGGATTACATCAGTTACCGGATAATCCTAATCCAACAATTTATCAGAATTATTAAAAAAAAGATATCTTTTTTTATTGGTTTAATTTATAAAATGGCGTATGGAAGTTCAGCACCCCCACCTCCTCCTCCTAAAAAATCAGCAAAGGGTAGTAAAGATATGAAAGATAAAATGGCTTCTCTCCGTGCTATGAAAGGTAAAAAAGCACCAGTAAAGAAAGCACCTGCTAAAAAAGTAGTCAAGGGTAAATTAACTGAATCACAAATGAAAAAATTAAAAGAACATTCACAACATCATACATCTAAACATATGGCTATGATGCGTAGTGATATGAAAGCAGGTATGAGTTTTACAAAAGCTCATAACAAAGCGAAAAAAATGGTAGGAAAGTAAATTTATTTAAAGTCGTAGAGCGTATATTATATAGATTATTATGCCGTATAAAGACCCAGCTAAAAACAAAGAATGGCGTATTAAAAATAGAGAGAAATTAGCATTAAAAAAAAAAGAATACTACTATAAAAACAGAGAGAAAATATTAGAAAGTTATAAAACACCAAAAGGTAGAAAAACAAAGAGAATATCTGATTGGAAAGGACAAGGTATCTTATGCTTTGACTGGTTATTATTATATGATATCTTTTTATCAACTAAAAATTGTGAATATTGTAATTGTGAATTAACAGAGGGAACGTCTAGTAGTGGTCGCTGTCTTGACCACGACCACTCTATAACTGATAGATTTAATATTAGAGGAGTGTTATGCACTTCTTGTAATAAAAAAGATGTATTAAAATAAGATATCTTTTTTTATACTTTAAATAAATGGTTACTAATAAAATGAAATATAATAAGAAGTATGGGTTTAAACCAGGTAAACCACATAGTAAAAAAGACATCTCTAAAAAAACAGGTATACCTATAAGAATATTAAATGTAGTCTATGATAGAGGACTAGCCGCTCATAAAAATAATCCTACAAGTGTTAGAAATGTAAAAGGAGTAAAAGGAGGAGCAGGTAAAAAAATGTCCGCTCAGCAATGGTCTCAAGCAAGAATTTACTCCTTTGTGATGAAGGGTCCTACATGGCGGACTGCTGATAAAGACCAAGCAGATAAGGTTCGTAAATTAGGTTTAAAAGGATATAAAAGGTAAATGGATAATATATATAGAATGGAGCAAATAAAGCAAATGATACTTATGGATTTTACATTCACTTACTCTCCTATGGGTAAATATATTGTCCTTGATAATGAAGAAGGACTAAAAATAAAAGTCAGAGAAGGCGAAAAATTAATATTAGGGACTAGTGATGGTATAATAGAATTTAAATGGAATGAATTAATTTTGTGGTTAGAGCATTAAAAAAAAATAATATATTATATTAATGAAAGATATAACACAATTAACTCAGGTACGAAGACTGAGAGCGGTAGTCTGTGATGATGATGAGTTAAAAGCAACATTAGAATTATTAATTGTATTGTGTAATATTTTACTCAATAACGCTACCCCTGAGTTATTACAACTTATTAAGACCGAGCTGTATAATGAGTAATGTGAGTCTGTGTGCTATGTCCTCTAAGATAAGATTGTTTTTTAACCTTAGATATCTTTTCTGCAGTCAATTCTGTATATGAACCTAGAGCGGCATTAAATACTTTCGCAAGGATTGTAGTAGAGAGTGGGTGATCCATATATTTTTTAGTTTCAGTTGATAATAGAACTGAGATATTATTTCTGGTTAAGGGTGCTTCTTCATCTTTACTAAAGAGATATTCACCTTGTCTCCCCTTTGCTAACCATATAGTAAGCATATTAATAGTCTTTTCATTTTCTACCTCACCAACAATCATACCATATTTTCTCTGTGTTTTAAATTTATTAAGCACGAATTTATATTCATTTTTTTTACCCATGATAAGCCAGTTAAATAATTTATCCTCACCAGTATCTACAAGTTTTTTATATTCATTTTCAGTTGTGACTTTCATATCAGCAAGATCATTTCTAAATGGGAACTCAGTATGGATTTGTAATAAAGTAGCAATCATAAGTTTTTTACGATTAATTAAGTCACTATCATCATTAAATGCCTCTTGACCCAGTTTATTAATTAAATCAAAGATATCTTGTTTAGAGACTTCATCTAAGACTGCCTTCTGATTCTTTGCTGTCTGTGTATCAAAGGATTCTTTATTAACAATAGCTACTTTTTGTCTCTCTCTCTGCATATCCCTTTCAGTCCAGTATGGGGATAAATGTTCTTCACCATATCCCATAGTATTCATACCTACAATAATGGATTGATAGATACTCAGTTTAGATTGTATAGAATAAGGATAGCCTTGTCTTGTAGTAGTTGTGTTTAACCAATTAATAACTTTTTTAGCATCTTCTAACCATTTAAGATTAACCATGATCTCAGCCTTTCCTAAGAATGAAGATGATATTTTTACAACATTACTCACAAATGTATCAACTGATTTTTCAGAGTAAGGAGTACCATCATTACGTTTTTTAGATAAGATATCTTTTTTTAATTGTATCTCAAATGAACTACGTTCTCGTTTTTGTCTGCCTCCTGTTCTACCCATAGTATACTTTAATATCATATAATATCTTTAAATAAATTAAATAAAATTTAGACATAATAAAATGGTTAAGAAAGTTAACATATACGACCTGATATTAGAATTACAAAAAGGTTCAGTAAAAAATATGAGATCCCTATGCAACCTTTATAAATATCCTTGGTTAAGATATATATGTTTACTTTTATAACCATTCACTCAAAGACTATAACAATAGGTTCTCTAGTAACTTTAAATTTAACTTTATTATCCTCTTTTATTTGTTTTATACGTTCTAATCTTGCTCTGCACTTATCAGACATGATAACTTCTATCTTATCTTTTACTTTATTATCTTTGTTTAATAATTTTATTGCTCTCCTTAC